CGGTGAGTACAGCAAAGCCATGACGGAACTATTCTCATTCACAATGCTTGGGAAGAATAAGCATGATGATGCTCCTGACTCACTGAGCATGTTGATTGAGATGAGAGAAACAAGCGGTGTGAGAACAAAGATATTCGACAGAAGAAAGTTGAGGTTCTGATATGCAGGGCATGGATGTTAGCAAAGGTGAATACTATATCGCCTATAAGTATTATGACAACGGAAAAAGCTGGTACTATGAATACTTCAATACCACAAAGGAGTGGCACGCTAGACTTGAAGAACTCAACAATAACGATAGCGTTATGATAAGAGACTTCGGCAAGACGCATCCTGAGTGGAGCGGTGACACATTTAATATGAGTCATTGGTAATAAGTGTTGACATTTATACTGATTTAGTTTAGTATAATAGATGTAAGAGATATAGCCTTGTCTCTTGCGTTGTGTTCAAGAGTGTACTAGAATTCCTTCATTCCGTTTTTTAGGAATAGAGCATCCGTAAAAGGATGCTTTTTTCTATTGCATAATACCGCAAGCCAGTATATAATATACTTGTAGGCAACCTTTCCTTTTTAAATATTTATTTTTTTCATTTTTAACTACTTTTGTTTGTTGTTATTTGCTTTTCGATTTTAGCAGGCGGCTCACTTTGTGAGTCGTTTTTGCTTTATATTAAATTTTATTGACAAATAGTGATTTGGCTGAGATATTATTGTTAGATAGGAAGGTGATATTTATGCCGTTATTTGGCGGAAGAAAAATGTTACTGACTAGTGTGGCAGAAGTTACTAAGGATAACGTGGCAGATGTCATCGAGAATATCATGCAAAAACATAATAACAACGTTAACGAGATTGAATATTTAATCTCATACGAAAGAGGTAAACAGCCAATCCTCGAAAGAGAAAAACAGGTTAGACCTGAGATTAACGAGAAGATTGTTACCAATATCGCACATGAGATTGCTGAGTTCAAAGTTGATTACATTTGGGGACAGCCTTATACGTATGTGCAGAGAGCAGACAAAGATGTTGAGGATGAGTCAACTTCGTTGCGTGATGATACTAACGTCAATGCTTTAAACAAAATGTTTTACGAAGAGCGTAAGCATAGCAAGGACATCAAGCTTGCAAAGCAGGTATGTACTACAGGTGTAGGGTATCGAATGATCACTCAGAAAGATTCAGTTGATGGGTACAGTGTATTCGATATTACTAACTTAGACCCACGAACTACATTTGTAGTATATAGTGCAGACCCATTCCACAGGAAGATGCTATCAGGCACTTACTGGAAAGAGGAAAGAGATGGAGAAAGTGGAGACCTGTCAATGTATCATTACACATTGTACACTGATACAAAGGTATTCACTTTGGATGCACCTTGGTCAATAGATAATGGATTCATGAGAACCAACATGGTTGTTGAGGAATATGCAAACGGCATTGGAATCAACCCTATTGTTGAGTACTTATATGATGAAGATAGAATGGGATGCTTTGAAAGAGCTATTCCATTATTGGATGCAATCAACGTTGCAGAAAGTGACAGAGTAAATGGACTCGCTCAGTTCGTTCAGTCGTTGATTTGGATGAACAATACTGAGATTGATGAGGAAGATTACGAAGCACTTATCCAATACGGTGTAATACAGACTGCCAGCAAGAATGGCTTGAATGCCAGCATTCAATACATTCAGACAGTGCTGAACCAGACTGAAACGCAGTCATTGGCAGATGACCTTTATTCAAAAGCATTGGAAGTTTGTCAGGTACCTGCTCGTGGTAGCACAGGCGGTGGCAATACAGGTGTTGCCTTGATGCTTGGCGAATCAGGATGGCAGTTGGCAGAAACGGATGCACAGACTAGAGAGATGTACTTTATTGATTCTGAAATAGAATCATTGCGTGTCGTAAAGAATATCGTGGAACGTGCATCAGAATCTGACATTGAAGAAATGCAGATTGCAGACATTGAAATCAAGTCAAACAGAAACAAGATTTCTAACTTGGCTACTAAGGTATCAGCATTAAGCACAATGCTAAGTGCAGGTATTCATCCAAGACACGCTATATTAAACAGTGACATATTCAGTGACCCTGAACAGGTTTATCTTGATTCTAAACCTTATCTTGATAACCTCTACAAAGTAGTCACTGATTTGGAAGACGACGCTGCTGATGTCGGCACTGACCCTATTGACAGCGAAGTAGATGATGGTGGATTAGACGGAATGCCTGAATCCACTGAAGCCGAACCATCACAGACTGACGAGCCTGATGATGGTGGCTCTAATCCTGACGAGGATAAACGAAATAAAAAGAAATAAGTCCTAGAGAAAAGACTATAAATATATCGCAGAAAGTCAGAGAAGACTATAACCGCAGGAGAACAAATATGAATTTAAAAGCACTATTAGGTGATAAGTTTACTGAAGAATTATCAGTAGAAGATTTATTAAAACTGGCAAATGATATTGAATACGTTGACCCAACATCAGTAGTTGCCAAAGACGTATATGATAGACTCAAAGTGGCTAACGATAAGAACAGTCATGATGCAAGTGAATGGAAGAAGAAATACAACAGTACACTAACTGAACAGGAACAGGCTAAGATAGCAAGTGAACAGGCTTCTGCCGAATTACAAGCTAAGTATGATGCTCTCTTAAAGGAAACGAATGTTATGAAATATACAAACCAGTTCCTTGCAAGTGGCATGGATGAAAAGTTAGCGAAGTCCAGTGCTGAAGCATTAGCTAATGGCGACATGGACACTGTGTTTGAAAATCAGAAAAAGTTTGCTTCGTCAGTTAAGAAACAGGTTACTGATGAATTGCTTAAGGATACACCGAAGCCTGATGGTGGAAACCCTGATGGAGACAACACTCCAAAGGTAACTCGAAAAGATATTTCCAAGATGTCTTTACAGGAACAATTGAAATTCTCTAAAGAACATCCTGAGGAATATAAACAAGCTTACGGTAATGTGGGCGAGAACTAATTTAAGGAGGAACATAGTATGGCAAATACACCATATCCTAATTATGTGTTAGAAAACAAATTCGAAGACCAGCATAACACATACTTAGATTTACTTGGATTCTGTACGGTTGATACATCTTTAACAGGTGGTCCGGGATTCAAGAAAGTTATCAGAACTTACTCTGCAACTACTAACAAGACTCAGACTTTAGCACAGGGTGAAGGGAACACTGAACAGATTGAAGCAGGCTATTCAGACGTAGAATATGAAACTGAACTATTACAGAACAGATTCATTTACTTTGATGAAGAAGCTATGAAAGACCCACTTGTAGTTGATACAGGTTTAAATCATCAGGCAGTAGATATGTTCAACACTGAACAGGCTAAAGCTATTGCAGAATTTGCTAAAGCAGAACAGACAGTTACTGTTTCAGCATTTAACTTTGATGCATTCGTAGATGCTACCGCAAAAATTGATGCATTAGAAATTCGTGAATCAGTTAACAAAGATGCTTTCTCTTTATTCGCATTAGTTAACCCTGATGACTTAGGAGAAATCAGAAAGAACCTAAAAGCAGAAGACGGTTTACAGTATGTAACTGATTATGCTACTAACGGTTATATTGGTACAGTCGCTAGTGTAAATATCTTTACATCTGCATTAGTACCTGCAGGAACTATCTATGTTGCAACACCTCAGGCAGTAACTTACTTCACTAAGAAAGGCACTGAAGTTGAACAGGAAAGAGAACCTAATATCCGTAAAAACGAAGTATACTTACGTAAATATGGTATCTTCGCATTAACTAACCAGAACTATATCGTTAAGATGACTAAAGGTGCGTAAGGTGGTGAATCATAGTGAAAGTAAAAGCAATCACTAACTTCACTGACTTGGAAAAGAAAGTTTATCGTATTGTAGGGACTGAATTTGAAGTCACTGAAGCAAGAGGTAAACATTTAATTGACTTAGGATTTGTTGAAGCGATTAAAGGAACTAAACCTAAGAAGGCTAAGGCAGAGAAAAAAGTCAAAGCAGAATAGGAGAGTAACGTATGGCAACACAGCTTGAAATTTTACAACGTAGATTGCCTGATGAAGATGATGACGAACTACTTCAAGACTTCTTGGATAGTGCAGAGTCAATCATCTTGAACAAACGCTATCCATTCATGAGTGATGATGATACTTACACTCTTGAAAAAAAGTATTACAATTTACAGTTAAGAATAGCTATTGAACTTTACAATAAGCAAGGTGCAGAAGGAGAAATGTCTCATGCAGAAAATGGAACGACTCGTCAGTATTCAAGTGCAGACGTGTCTGAATCATTGCTGAATGAGATTACTCCTAAGGCACGTGTATTTGGTGTGAAGAAGGTGTCTCCTAATGAGACAAATTAAACGTGACCAAAAAACGTTGACATATCAGCTATATGGAATTGAACAGGGCGAAGACAAGTTTGGAAATGTATTCTATGACTACAGCAAGCCTAAAGAAGCTAAGTACTGTAGGAAGACTGGCACAGGTGCAACTGAAGACAGTGTGTTTGGATTGAATATCACATTCGATTTTGAAATTACTACATACAAAGATTATGGATTCGACGAACATACAAAGCTGTACATTGATTCAGAAGAATACAAAATCAAAGCTGTCGCACCTAGTTCTTCCATATATAGATATGCAATAGCAAAGGTGTCAAAGTAATGGCTACACATAAAACCAGTGGTCTTAAAAACCTCAATAGAATTCTAAAGAAATTAGACACTAAACATATAGATGCTACTGTAGAGGATGTTATTTATAAAGCTGCTGACGATTCGTTAGAACATGCACAGGGGTTAGCAGCCAACCATTACTTCTCAGGTGCATTTAAGTCAGGTCTTTATAAGAAGATTACAAAAGGTAAAAACGGAAGATGGTTTTTCACCGTAGGTTCTGAAGCAGAGGATGCCATTTGGATTGAGCATGGCACAGGAACCAAATCAGATTCAGGTGACGGTCGCTCTGAATGGTATGTTCATGTGGATATGCTAACTGCACTAGATGGTGATTTCTTTGCCAAATATCCTAATGCAAGACTTAAGACTACACACGATGAAGCAACAGGTGAAGAAAACACTTACGTTGTTTTCACAGGTTATGAGGGTGCTCATATCCTTAGAGATACATCTATTTGGGCTGATGAGGAAATGTCAGACAAAATTAAATACTTATTTTCTGACTTATTGGAGAAATGATTATGAACGAAGAAGAAATCATGGACAGTATTATCGAAGTGCTTAGAAATGAGTACGGAGAAGATATTTATATCACTGATACTTATTCCAATTCATATCCTAAATTCCCTGCAGTAAGATTTTATATGTATGACTCCCAAACTCATAGTAGAGGTAGCACATTCGAAAAAATCGAAACCAGCGAGAACGAATACTATGAAGCGGAAATCTATTCTAATTTAGAGGGAAACGATAAGACCCAGCAATGTAAAGACATAGCTAACTTAATTAATGAGGTCATGACAGACCTTAATTTCAGAAGAACTTATAACCAGCCAATTGCAAATATGGACAGTACAATAGCTAGACGTACCTGCAGGTGGCAAGGTTTAGTTTAATAGGAGGAATTATAAATGGCAAGTGCAGACAATAGAGCAGTCAATACGCATGGCGTGAAACTCGGTTTTGCAGTAGGAACTACTGTACCTACTTCATTTGAACGTATCTATGATGTTAAGGCTTTACCTGAATTGGGTTCAGAACCTAATACATTAGAGTCAACAACATTACTAGAAACTGAATACACTCAGTATGTAGAAGGGTTAAACGATTTAGGTGGTGCATTGGAAATCACTGCCAACATGACTGACAAGTTAATTGAACAGTGGGAATCTGTTATGAGTGCTTATGATGGAATGACAGCAGACAAGAATATGTATTGGGTATTCTCAAATCCAAACTTATCTAAGGCTTCTGTATTCACAGGCAAACCATCTAACATTCAGTATGGTGCTTCAGAAGTAGATGCAGTATTCGAAGCTACAATCTACATCACACCTGATTCAGCACCTCAGTTCATTGATACACCTACTTTCACTGAACATAAATCAGCTTAATAAGGAGAATAGAACATGGCTAAACAAATCAAATTTGAATTTGAAGGAAACTCTTACACACTAGAATACAACCGTAAGGCAATTGTTGAAATGGAAAAGAGCGGTGTCAATTTACAGGATGCCGAAGCTAATCCAATTTCAACATATGAAGCGTTAATCAAGTACGCATTCTATAAGAACCATAGATTGCTTGTAGAAAATAACCCTGACAAAATCTTTGAGATTTGGGCAGAGTTACCACACAAGGAAAAACTTTTAGAAGCGTTAATGGAAATGCTTTCTGAATCAGTTAGCTTCTTAGCAAGTGAACCTGATGAAAAAAACGCAGTAGAGTGGACGTTGATTTAGCCTTTGACGAATCTTCTAATGGCATAGACGTGCCATCTTACACGGAAACATTCGAGAGGGTGTTTCCTTTTTTCTTGTCAATAGGAATGACTTACGAATCCTTTTGGCTAGAAGATATGAAACTTACTAGGTATTATGTAGAAGCCAATGACATAAGCGACAATAGAAAGAACAATGAAGCATGGCTTCAGGGCATGTATTTCTATGAAGCAATTATGTCAGGTTTCAGCACTCTTGGTAAGAAAAAGTATAAATATCCTGAGAAACCTTACGACTTGGGATTTAAGGATAAGATTATGACAGAACGTGAAAAGGAATTAGAAGAAGCCAAGAAAGCCGAAGCTTGGATGAATGCGTTCACTTTAAAATATAAGAACGTCGGCAAGGGAGGAGGAAAATAGTATGGCAGATGAAACAGCAAAATTTACGTTGGAACTTGATGCGTCAAGTTTTATAAAGAATGCTAAAAGTGCTAGAGAATCTGCAACACAATTGAATGCTATCAGTAATTCTATAGACGCAATAAGAAAAGCTTTCAAAGAATTCGGAGCATCAAACGCAGAAGCATCGTTGCAATCTACTAGCACTGCTATCAATACAATGGCTGATAGTTTAACAAAACTATCAGGTGTTGATTTCACAGTACTCTCAAAGAACACACAAACAATACATGACTTTGCTCAGGCTATAAGTTCAGGTATTGATACTTCAAATACGTCTGCTAACGTCAATGCGTTTGCAAATGCAGTATCAGTATTAAATACTGCTTTCAAAGCGTTTGGCAAGAGTGATGCAAGCAGTAGCATAAATACAGTAGCCACTTCAATGAGTACTGTAAACGAGTTAATTCGAGCTTCATCTGAATCAGGAATAAACGCTCTTGAAATGCTATCTTCACAGATTGGCAATTTCATTAGTGAAATGAATAAAGTTGAAACAGTTGGCGACAATTTCAATGGAGTACTAAACGCTCTTGAAAGATTATCTGCATCTCTTATAAACTTGCAAACTACAGGAAATGTACTCAATGATATATCAAAAGAGTTCATGACTATGAGCAGTGCATCTAAATTATTGGAAATATTGCCTGTTAACATAGAGAAGTTTGCAGACTCTATGGCTAGTATAGATGATTCCAAGCTTGAAGTTTTACATGGAAAGTTTGAGTTATTAGCAACTGCTTTAAGTCCTTTAATGACAGAGTTAGAAAAACTAACTTCATGGCTGATTGCATTGGGCATAGAAGGTGACAATGCTTCGAAGATATTTGACCGTGTTGTTGCAGGATTCAAAAGATTTACTAATCAAGAAGACCAAGCTAACAAGTCAACGTCTTCATTTAACGCAGCTCTTAATGGTACTAAAGTAGTATTAGGAAAATACTTAGACGCTATTTCCAAAGTTACGCAAAAGCTTGGAAGTCTGGCTAAGAACCTGATAACAGGCAAAGCCGCAGTAAACTCTGCTAACCAGTCATTCGCCAAAATGTTTAATACCATAACAAAGACTATAGCTAAAGTCGGCGTATTCTATATGGTAATAAGAAGACTGTCAAGCTTCATGAAGTCTGCAGTAAACGAAGCAGCCAACTATGTAGAACAATTGAACCTGTTTACTGTCGCTACTCAATCAGCTACAGGCAAGAACACTGAGCTTGCTAGAAGCTTATCAGAGACTACATACGGCTTAAACTCATCAGAGTTCATGCAGTATCAGGGTTCATTGAATATGTTAGCCACAGGTATGGGTGTTGTTAATAACAAGTCATTAATAATGTCTCGTAACTTGGCACAGCTAACATATGACTATAGCTCGTTATTCAACATCAAACCTGAAGAAGTCTTTGGTAAAATATCGAATGCGATGGCAGGTCAGACCAAAGGTCTTAAGGAATTAGGTAACGCAGTTACTAATCAGATGATTAAGCAGACAGGTCTTAAGTATGGTCTTAAGGGCGAGGTATCTTCATGGGACACTGCTACTCAGGCTATGATGCGTTATGAGACTATCATGAGCAATGCTCGTAAGACAGGTGTATATAACGATTTGGCTCGTTCAATCAATACTCCTGCTAATGCTATCCGTGTATTTACTAACCAAGTAAATATCATGAAGCGTGCATTAGGTGGTGTAGGCTTAGCTATAGCCCAGTCAGCATTGCCATATTTGACTGCTTTATTAAAAGTAATCACTGAGCTGGCAAACAGAATAGCCAAACTACTAGGTTATGATGTTAACGACCAGTTAAAGGGAATCGACTTTAGTGGAATCGACTATGGTGACACTGAAGAAAATATAGACAATATCGGCAAGAGTGCAGATGAAACTTCCAAGAAGCTTAGAAAGATGCTACTGCCATTTGACGAATTGAATGTAATGCAGGAAAAGGCATCTAAATCAGGTTCAGATACAGGCAGTGGACTTCAGCACTTAGACCCAAGCCAATGGGACCCATCAAATTATGAGTGGAAAATGCCTGACAGCAATAGCAGGGTTGATGACATCATAAAGAATATCAAGGATGCTTTTAAGAAAGCAGACTGGACAAGTCTTGGAGAAAACTTTGGCGATAAGCTGAACAATATCATTAATGCCGCAGATGATTGGATTGTAAAGAAGTTCAATCCATTTGCCAAGACGTTTGGAAAACAGTTGGCTACATGGCTTAATGGTGCTATCGGGAAGACCAACTTCAAGAAGATTGGTCAGACAGTTGCACATGGCTTAAACGGAATCACTGCTCATCTGCAGTCATTCTTTGAAAACTTTGGCGGCTATCAGCTAGGAACCAAGTTAGGAGACTTGCTTGATGGATTCTTTGACTATGACTTTGACAAAGGCGGTCAGATGATTGGTTCAGGATTAAATACAATCTTTGAGATAATAGATGGATTTGCAGATAAGGTTGTTGAAAACTCTGCTAAATGGGGAAAGAAAGTTGCAGATGGAATAAACAACATCTTTGAGACTTGGGACCCACTCTATGCATCAAATGCTACTGTTAAATTGGTAAATGGACTCATAGATCTATTTGCAAAAACTATCAATAACCTTAAGGCTGACTTAATTCGTGAGAATATCACAACCTACATCAACAGAGTCATTACAGGCATTGAAGCGAAGAAGTTCGGTGAAGCAGTAGGAACCCTAGTTCATAACATTATGGAAACGTTAGGTGACATAAACTGGGGAGAATTAGGATTCAAAGTAGGACAGTTCCTAGGCTCAATCAACTGGGTTGAAATCATGACTACTGTAGGCAAGGCAATATTTGATGCACTCAAAGGTGCAGTATCAGGGTTCTTCGACAGTGCAGGGTCTGATGCTATATGGCAGTTGCCTGCTATGATATTACTGACTAGAGGTAAAGCTATATTCACTGCTATACCTTGGGACTCTCTTATCTCCGCAGGTGCATTCAACGGTCTTGCTAGTAAGATTCAAACATCACTAAGCGGAATAGCAACCACTCTGAAAGAAGGACTAGCGGGTTCTAAGATAGGTCAGGCTTTTGAAAGCTCGAAGACGTTCTGGTCTGAAGGCTTCACAAAGTTTGGCGATAAAGCCGCAGTAAGTTTAGAAACCATGAAGACGGGCGTAACAGGGAAGCTAGATACTGTAGGAACAGCCATATCAAATGGATTTGGTAAAATCAAAACCAAATTAGCAAATACTAAAATCGGTGGTGCAATTGGAAATGCGTTTGGAAATATATCCAGTGCATTTGCTCCAGTCACATCAGGAATAACTTCAGTATTTTCGAAAGCACAGGGATTACTATCAAAAGGTATAACTGGATTAGGCTCATTCTTAGCGTCACCTGCAGGGCTTATTATTTTAGGTGTAATGGCCGTAGCACTTATCGCAGGTAACTGGGATAAGATTAGCGAATTCCTTACTGGTACATTGCCTAAGATTGTTAAGATTATAGGCGACATCATTGGAGGAATTACAAAGACATTGGCAACACTGCTAGGTACATTATTAGGATGGCTAGTAGGAAGTATCGCAAAAGGCTTTGTTGCGATAGGAAAAGCTATAGTTGATGGTATAGCCAAATTCATCAATGACCCCGCAGGTTTCCTAAAAGCAGGTGCTGATATGGTCGCAGGCTTGCTGAAAGGTATTGTAGATGCCATAGCAGGAATCGGAAAATGGATATGGGATAACATGGTTAAACCATTCGTTGACGCATTCTGTGAAGCGTTAGGAATACATTCACCATCTACTGTATTCTTTGAATACGGTGGCTACATTGTTCAGGGATTGATTGACGGTATTAAAGCCATAATCAATTTTGTCCTGACACCATTCCAAACTATATGGGAAGGAATCAAAGGTGTATTCAGCACTGTTGGCAAATGGTTTGGAGATACATTCCAAGCAGCTTATCAGGCTGTTGTAGACATATTCACTCCTATAGGAACATTCTTCAGTGGTGCTTGGACAAGCATAACAAGTGCTTTATCAAGCGTAGCTACTTGGTTTGGAGATACATTCCAAGGTGCATATGACAAAGTAAAGAGTGTATTTGGTGCAATCGGTTCATGGTTTACAGAGAAATACAACTCAATCAAATCCGCATTTAACGGTATTGGTTCATGGTTCAGTTCGACATTCAAGGGTGCATACAACAATGTCAAGACTGCATTTTCAGGAGTTAAGAAGTTCTTTGAAGGAATATGGAATGGCATCAAAACCGTATTCAAGGGTGTAGGCTCTTTCTTCAAAGGTGTAGCCAACACTGCACTCAAACCAATAAAAGGTATATTCAACGTTGTGCGTGGTGTAATGAACAAAGTAATCAAAGGACTTAATAATTTATCTATTGAGGTTCCTGACTGGGTTCCAGTATTTGGTGGACAGACTTGGGGATTCAACATTCCTGAAATTCCTGCATTGGCTACAGGTGGTGTCATCAAGAGCACAACTACTGCAGTAGTAGGTGAAGCGGGACCTGAAGCAGTCGTTCCATTAAAGAATGACAAGGCAGGTATCATGCAGATTGCAGGTAAACTTGCTGAGTACATCAACGGCAGTGGAAATAACGAAGCTTTATTGGCAATCTCTAAGAGCATTGACAATTTGGCAGGCAATACATACAGGAATGTAACTGCAAACTCAGGCTATAACACTGCTAACGATATGAATAGCTTTGGCAATTACATAGTCAATATCATAAATCTAGTCAGCAAACAGATTGAAATTGAACAGCGTTCAATGGATAATGATGCTCAACTAGTAAATCAAATCATAGAAGCTATCAGAGATGGCAGAGGTGCTCAGGTTATCATTGATGGTCGTGAGGTATTTAACACTGTTGTTAAAGAAAACAACCGTCAGATTATGAGAACAGGCAACTCACCATTAGGTAGCAGATAATATAAAGGAGAACACATATGGCAGAGAAACATATTGGTGTTCTTGACAGGGAAGGTAGATGGGCAGTAGGCAATACTGCCATCTATATTCCTTCAAAGGATACAGAAATAAATCATAGTAACGTAACATCTTCAGATACAGGTCGAAAAGAAAACGGTGTAATGAGAATCGTCTGGAAAAGAAGAGATGTTCGTAAGGTTAATATGAAATGGAATGTATTAACAGGAAATGAAGTCCATAAGATGCTGAATCTTATGCAAGGTAAGGAATTCACTTTCCATTACTGGGATAACGGCAAGAGGTCTTTCAAGGGCTATTGCGGTGAAATAAACTACACAATTCACAGTGGTGAAATATGCAAAGATTCAGGTGGGCTATATACAAATATATCAATCAATGTGATAGAATTGTAGCAGGAGGTGTGGCACATGTATCCAGTAAGTGACGCATATCTTGAAAAGATAAAGAGCGATTCTATCGCTGTAGATTGGAGAGGTACTCTTACTACTAGGGACAACCTCCACTATGATTTCGATTCAGAAGCTATCGTAGAAGGCACACTAAGTATTACGCATGAAATATCGTCTGACTCAACCATTGAGTTAGGCACTGCGTATACTAGTGAAATCAAGATTAGTCTATATATGCAGTTGGATAGATATATTTTGTATGACGGTACTATTCAGGTAGAATTTGGATTGGAATTGGAAGATGGAACATACGAATGGATTCCATCAAATACTTATTATATAACTGAAGCCACACGTACAGGGAACCTTATAGCAATAACAGGATATGATGCTATGAGTAAGATGGATGCAGTGGCTAAGAGTCAGTTCACTGATATGACTCCATATGAAATCATGGAATCATGCTGTGAGAATACAGGTGTTGAATTAGGCAATACTGAAGAAGAGTTTGAAAATTTCATAAACGGTACTGACTTTGTTTCTGAGTATGTAACTGACAAAGACACTACCAAATCATACTCTGCTATACTTCAGGCAGTATCTCAGATGATGGGTGGCTATGTCACTATTGATAATGACAAGCTATACTTCAGGCAGTACAAGATGGATGCAGACAGAGTATACGGTGATGACGATAGATTCAGCTTGGAAATGGCAGACTATGAGTCATGGTACTCAGGCATGACATACACAAAGATAAAAGACAATACAGTAGAGGTATTGGGTGATACCGAAGGATTGGTATACAATATGGGTACCAACACACTCATGCAGTACGGATTAGATGAAGTACTGCTTGCTAAGTATCAGGCTATATTCGATAGCATCACGACCTATGTATTCACTCCATTCACTGCGACATTGACTATCGACCCATCACTGCGTGTAGGTGATATAGTCAGTTTCACAGGCAATGGTGTTGTTAGTGGCAAGGTAGCACCTGTAACGTCCATAACATATAAGTCATCAGGCACTATGGAAATCAAGTGTGGTGGCGAGAACCCTAAGCTGAAAGACAAGAGTGGCAACGTATCTGAGACTACTCAATATTTATTGAACTCTGCAAATGAGAACAAGATTGTTTACTACAACTTTGAGAATCAGGAAAAACTGATTTGCGGAGACAACGAGGAGATTGAACTGTTCAATATATCATTCGTTACGTCAAGTGCAACACAGTTGATATTGCAAGGTGAGATTCTATTAGATATAGAAACAAGTGAGTCGGTAAATAATGACACATACACTGTTGGTGATGCAGTAGCAAGGGTTAGATATGTATATGACAACAGTGAGATAGAAGGATTCTATCCTACTGAAACCTATCAGGATGGCAAGCATATCTTGAACCTATTCTATCCACTTATTCCAAACAAGAATGTGGAATCACATAGATTCATTGGCTACCTGTCAATGAATGGCGGTAACGCAAGCATAGAAGAATACAATTCAAAGAATATGATTTATGGTCAGGGTCTATACGCAAGTTCAAAACCTTGGGATGGTACAATCACTATCGAGGAATCAATACCATCAATCGTCACGACAAGAACAGATGTCTATACTATATCTCCGATTACTGATATTGCTGAAGTTTCGCCAATTGATAAATACAGTTCTACATTCAACGAAACAGTCAGTGGCATAAGAGTAACATTCTCTCAGTTCACAATGAGTGGAATATACGATACTGTTTCTGCTTCTGAAATTGTTAAATCATTCACAATGGATTCAAGAACAGACCATCTTGGAACATATGACCCTGATTTCGTTGAGATAAATACAAACAATCAGTATCACCTTAAAGAGAACTTCACATTTGAGGGAACACAAGAAAGCATTGACACAGGCTATCTTGACAAAGTTGAAATTGATACAACAGAATTTGATACAATATCAAGCATAGAAGCAGTTGAGGAGTGATAGCATGAACTACACAAGCGTGGCTGACATTATAAGTTCAACCAGCAATATGACATATGTCGTGGAGAACACGAGAACTACAGACAGTGTTGATGTGACACTACCAACACCAATTGCATGGACTGACAACGTTTATCATGAACTCACGCAGATAACAATACTCTCATTTGGCACAATGAATAATATTTTTGTCTCGCTGAGCGGCTCTGGTGATGTTAGCGGGTATTACGACATTATCATTAATGAGACGTATGACACCGCAATGTATAACATTGCATATGAAATAGGCACATTGAATGATGATATTGAATTCCTGAGAGCATATTGGGATGGCTATAGCGACCCAGTACAGACTTCAAACGATTACAAGCTGACGTATCAGGCTGTATTGCTGAGTGACGGAACATTCTATATTGATGTGATAAACTTCCCAACAATTAACAACACAAATAATTCAGGCATAGACGATTATAATTATCAAGGCATCTGGTGGGATGTCACAAGTCAAAATAGACAATTCACAATACGACAGGATGGAACTGAAGAATACGAACCTTACACAGTTACAATAGGAATTGTAGGACCGGAACCAGGACCGGAACCAGAACCGGAACCAGAACCGGAACCAGGACCGGAACCAGAACCGGAACCAGAAGCACCTGTTACAAAGTATCTTCTTGGAGACGATACAAAAATATACACTGTAGAAAACAATGCCCTTGTTGAGATTACAGGAACAATCAACTCTTCAACATTTATTGACAGAGGACTTGATTCAACGCCAATAATAGCTTCAACAATTCCGCATCTTAAGATATACAGATGGATGAATAGTACATCAACGTATGCACCATTTAACATATCACTTAGTGGAATACCTACCCCAAGAACGGTTACGTGTGTGGCTGACATGAACCATGAATCCATAAAAGGAATAAGAGCAATAACCTGTAGCTATGACGGTACAGTGAATATTCAGTATTCCTATGACGGAACTACATACACCAGCAAGATGTCGGTAGCTGATTTTCTTGCGATAAGTCCAGAGACATTATATGATGGTCTTGGAACTGAAAATAAAATATACTTCAAGTTTTGGTTGGAAGATGATACATCAGCATTGACTAATCTGGTAATAAGCTACCAAAACACAAAATAACAAAAAGGAGGAAAAAGACATGGCTTTAAAAGGTCACACAAGGATTGAACTTACTGATGCCAAGACAGGCAAGAAAGAAATCCACGAAGATGATAATATGTTCACAAATGCTCTTGCTGATATTCTAAATAGCCCACTTATATACCCTGTTGATTATGACATTCAGAACGGCTATGAGTATTATCTTGGTGGCATTGAACTGTTTAAGGATGCAGTAGACACATCTAGCTATTATCCAGTTGGAAACGAACAGATAGGATATGCCATAAAGGGTGAACAGTCAACAAATGCGGTAAAGGGAACATACAACAGTGATGAATCAAGCTATGATGCTCACACAAAAACGTTAAAGCTTGTATATGACTTTGCCACAAACCAGTGCAACGGTCGTATTTCAAGTGTGTGTCTTACAAACAAGATAGGTGCAAGGGCTACATATGGTTTGGATAATGCACCTGATACGGTTAATTATATAAACCTTTATGGTACAGACTTAAAGGGATACACCCCGATGTTCAAATCAAGTGCAAAGAACAGAGGATGCGTATGGAATCTAAGCACAAAAAGAGCATATGAGTTCTACAAGTTTGAAAATACGCTCAAATGCGATATATATAAGCTAGATTATACGAACGTAGATTTGTTTGGAGACAAGAAAAAGTTGATAAGTACTGAGGACATATCAACAGATACAACAATGGGTACGCCTGTTCCTACGTATGACGAAGCAACAGGAAAGATTTATGTTGTCAACTGTTCATTCCGCACTCCGCAGGACATATTCGAAATAACTCTCGGAAATAATGACAGTCTTACCGCAAATAAGATAACGTTCAATCAGGGATATGAGTGCATAACTCTACCTCATTTCCATAATGGATATTTCTGTGCCATAAGAAGAGACAACGCAAAGGTATTCAAATATGATATACACAATCTTACCAACGTCACTGAGTTGACAGGAACAGCAAGTTTCACTACAGGTTCAGCACCAGATATTGTAAAGGTATTCGGAATGGGTGATGCGTTCATCATTGGAAAACTGCATACATTTGCTGCTGATAGTCTAGCCAATATCATAGACATGAGTTCAAATGTGATAAAAAAATGCAGACTTCGTGCATACAGTCAACGATACGATTCAGATGATGGTTACCCAGTTGAATATATATACAACGGCAAGTTAATGTCCGTATCACCTCATTCTTATGTTGATGACTCAGATAGCCAAAGCAAAAGAATGGCATTTATCAACCCAATGTACCTAACCACAATTAACAACCTTGAAACCCCTGTTGTCAAAACTTCCGATAAGACAATGAAGATTACATATACGATTACACAGACGGAGTAATGATTATGAAGATTATTTATAACGGCTCCGATAAATTCAAGAAACGTATTGTGGAATGGCTGAACAAGAAGATAGACGAGCCTGAGACTGAGGGCACAGATGGTCAAGTACTTACCACTGACGGAAACGGTGGTAGGTCTTGGACTACTGTTGATATGTCTAACTACTATACGAAAGAGGAAATAAACAAGATGCTAGAGGAAATAAGCCAGACACCAAGTAATGGAAATGAGTAACAGCTCATGATAAAATATATTTGTAAGAACGGAGGAAATGCTTATGGACTACATAAGATTTAGCGTTGATGGGCAGAGGTTAGACTATGACCGAAAATACTACTCTTCAACGGACACTATTGATACGCTTTACTGTAACTTTAAATTTGAAACTGATGACTTAGGACACATCCTTGGCGGATGGGATTTGCCATATTTGTGGGCACAGTTCCATGACGAAGAAGGTAATGTATACATAAAGGCTGTGACTGATAATACATGCTCTATCCCACACAAGTGTCTTAGACAGTTAAAGTTTAAAATGACTCTTTTCGCTACTGACAAAGAAGACTACATGACATGTGAGAAACGTTATACTACAAATGAGATTGCGTTCAAGTTCAAGGGCAGAGCCAACCTCAACTATGACGACGGTGTAAGTCCTGACGAACCTGTGCCTTCACAGTGGCAACTATTGTTGGACAGAGTGGATGAGTGTGAGAGCACCGTAGATACGCTATCTCAAGACGTGACTGCTATTGGCGGAAGAGTAGATGGATTGTCTCAGGATGTAACTAATATTGACGATAAGGTTGATACTGTATCGCAGACTGTAGCTACTATGGGTGATAAGGTTGACAGTTTTGACAGTAGGGTAACTGCTAACACTACTGCTATTGACGGATTAACACAGGATGTTACATCAATTCATGGTGATTTAGATGACTTAAGTACTAGCCTTGAAAATGAGGTAACTGCTAGAGCTGACGGTGACACAAGGCTTGAAGGTCTTATTGATGACGAAGTAACTGCAAGAGAGCAGCTTGATACTGATGTTCGAAGATGGTTCACAGAAGAATCTAACGCTCGTGTTAATGGTGATAACAATCTTCAAAATAACATTAATAGTCTTGAAACCACAGTAAGAAGCAACTACTCTAGTTCCATGAGTAGAATGGATAGTCTTGATAGCAGAATTACAGGCGATGCAAGTGCTATTAGTGGTCTTAATAGCAGAGTCACAAACAATGCAAACGCTATAGAAGGTATCAACACTACAGTTGATGGACTAAGCACCGACCTTGCTGACGAGTCTACTGCAAGAGAAACTGCTGATACGAGATTAGAAGGGCTTATCGGTGATAGGTACACTAAAACCGAAACTGATACTTTAATTAATGCTGAATCCACCGCAAGAGCCAATGCTGACGCTGAGTTGCAATCAGCTATTCAAGCAGAAGCAACGACACGTAGTGAAGCTATTAAAGGTGTTAATGGCACTGTTAACGAGTTAAATACTAAGCTTGATGATGAAAGTACAGCAAGAGCTAACGCTGACACTAGACTAGAAAGTCTTATCGGCGACAGGTATACAAAGACTGAAACTGATGCATTACTTGATGCTGAAAGCGCAGCAAGAGAAGCTGCTGACACAAACTTACAGACACTTATCAATAATAGATATACTAAAGCAGAAACTGATGCTTTATTAAACGGTAAAGCAGATGTGGAAGATATACCTGATTTAACTGATTATTATACAAAAACAGAAACTGATACCTTACTTGATGCAAAACAAAACAGCTTAAATGAATCACAATTAGCGACTGTAAACAGTGGCTTGACTTCAAGTGATAAGACAACACTGGATGGTCTTGATAGTAGAGTTACAACCAATACTAATGATATTGCAACATTAGATGAACAAGTTGAAGAATTAAAAAAAGCTTCTGGTGGTGGAATAGACGGTACTGGTGCTGGATTCCATTCAAGTATCTATCGCGGTAAGTATCTAGGAGACACATATACTGATGCACAAAAAGCGGCTATTACTAATGGTACGTTTGACGATTTATTTATTGGCGACTACTGGACAATCAATGGTGTAAATTGGCGTATTGCCGACTTTGATTACTATTATAACGTTGGTGATA